GGCGTATTAAATGTGAACCATTAGTTGATAGTGAAGAATTTAGTCAGATATTATCTGAGCCAATTGATCAGGATAATTATCTTGGATTATGGGATGCTACTAAAGTTTATCCAGCCGGTTATACTATTACATTCGGTGATAAGAATTATCTATCTAAACAAGAAGTACCAATTGGTATTGTTCCACCTAATACAGTATATTGGGAACTTGATCCTAATCAGAATCTTAAAGATATTCTTGCTACATATAATAAGAATCTACAAATCAATAATGCTATATTAGATGAAGCAAGTAGATTAGTTCCTAAAGCAGGTTACGATAGAAATAATTTATATATTGTACCTACTTATGGTGTATATGAAAGTGATACTGAATTATCAGGTAAATATAATCAACCCGCACCCCCTATAAATGTTGTTGCTAATAATAATGGTGCTCCTGTTGTTGCAACAGGTGTTGTTGCAATAGTTCGTAGTCCTGCTTACAAAAACGCAAGTCCTATATTACGTATACCTAAATCAACGATTCAAAGTATATGGGATATGTCAGTAAATGTTTTAGTTGACCCGTTACAGGCCGCACGTCAAATTAATTTAGAAACTGCTACTATTGCACCAATATTAATTGGTAACGGTTCAGGTGCAGTTGAAGGTGAAATAGTATTAACTGCGTTACCTACAGGACCTATTACAGGACCATATGGTACTTCAGATAATACATATGCATTTGCCGATCAGAATCCAGTAGCACCAAACTTTACTGGAACAGAACCATATGGTCCAAATACTATGGACTATCGTGCAGATTCTGATCCAAGATTCCAATTCATCGCACGTAGTAGCCCAAGAAGCTTTGGTTACACAACTGGTTACTTAGACGGTACCGGAGAAGCACCAAACGGATTCCCAACTGGAGCAGGTATTTCTTTCCCGCAGAATCCACAAGTAGGTGATTATTTCTTACGAACAGATTATCTACCTCAAATTCTCTATCGTTGGGATGGTAGATTATGGGTTCGCATATCTAAAAACGTCAGAACACAAACAGGATTCACTGAACAAGATTTGTCACAACAATCTAGCTTCATAAATAACAGTAACGTTACAGTAACAACTGATGGTACAACAATACCACAGAAACAGGCTTTGTCAACTATCTTGACAATAGCACCAGATCCAATACCACCGGTAATATAATATGGCAGCTTTCTTCTACGATAATCAGGTACGCAGATTTCTAATTCAATTTGGAAAAATATTTAGTAATTGGTATGTTACTAAAGGTAAAGATCCAGCAGGTAATGAAATACTTGTTCGTGTACCAGTTATGTACGGCGATAGTAGTAGACAAGCAAGTACTATCATTGCTAACAACAGTGCAAGTAATTTACCAAGTGCTCCATTAATTACATATTATATTACTGGATTAGAATACGATCAAAAGAGAACACAGGATCCTACATTTATTGATAAGATTCAAGTTCGTCAACGTAGTTATAATGCCGAAACACAACAATATGAAACAGTGCAAGGACAAGCATTTACTGTTGAAAGATTAATGCCTGTACCCTATACATTACGTATGAGTGTGGATTTGTGGACAACTAACTATAATCAAAAATTAGAATTGATTGAACAACTAGGCACATTATTTAATCCTTCATTGGAAATTCAATCTACCGATAACTTTATTGATTGGACTTCACTATCAGTCGTATATCAAGATGGCATAACATTTACAAGTCGTACTATACCACAAGGTTCAGGTAATCCCATTGATGTACTAAGTTGGAAATTCTATATGCCTATATGGATTAGTAATGCGGCCAAACTTAAAAAGATGGGTGTTATTGAAAAAATTATTGCTAGTATATTCTCTGGTTCAGCATTAGATGATATACAAAATGATGATTTGTTATTAGGCACAAGACAAAAGATTACACCATATGGATATAAATTATTATTGATAGGTAATAGTTTACAATTATTGCCAGCTAATCAAGATTTCTATCCAAGTAATGAAGATTTAGATTTACCTCCCAATCCTAATACAAGTTTATATTGGTCAAGTCTATTAAATGTATACGGAACTATTCGTCCTGGTATCAGTCAAATATGGTTACAGAATCCGTTTATGGATACTGAGATTGTGGGTACAATAGTTCCTGATCCAGTAGATGATAGATTATTGATATATGATATTGACCCAGATACCCTGCCTCAAAATACATTGGATCCTGTAGACAGCGTGATTAACCCATTAGTCACTGGACCAAATGCAGGGTTACCTCCCGCAGAAAATGGAATGAGATATCTTATTGTAGATAACATTGGTAGTGAGGGTGACACAACTATCGCATGGGGTAATGTAGTAGCGTATGCCAATGATATCATTGAATATGATAGTGTTACCGGAGAATGGTTTGTATCATTTGATAGTGCCCAGGCTACTACAGTAGAATATGTTACCAATTTAACAACCAGCATTCAATATCGCTATGTTAATACAGAAGATGCTTGGATGAAATCGTGGGAAGGCTGGTACGACCAGGGTGATTATAGTATTGTAATCTAATTTACTTTATGCTATAATGTCTTAGCATATGAATAATATTTCAGCAGGCGTTTTCTTTTACGCTAAAAACACACAACGATTCTTATATCTACTTAGAACGGACAATAAAAATCCGGGCAACTGGGGTATACCGGGTGGCAAGATTGAAAATGGTGAAACATTACTTGTAGGTATCGACAGAGAATGTTGTGAAGAAATTGGATACTTCCCTGAAAATCCAAAATTAGTACCAATACAAAAGTTTGTTAACAATACATTTACATATCATACATTCTTTTGTGCAATAGATGAAGAATTCATTCCAGTATTAAATTATGAACATTGTGGATATGCGTGGGTAGGGGATAATCAGTATCCCAAACCATTACATCCTGGATTGTTTAGCACAGTAAACTTTGATGTTGTACAAAAGAAATTAAAAGCACTTACGAAAAAACGGTCCTAAGACCGTTTTTTTATTTTAGCAATTTTGCTATTGTGTCGAATCCTAATGATCCTATTACAACACCTGCTCCCATCATCATCCATCGCCACTTTTCTAATGCGGAGATTTTTTCTGACATTGCTTGATGTGCATTTGAACTAGCGTCCTTCATACCCTTTAACATCACTCTAGTATCATCGTTGTTTTTAACCATTTCAACGTGTATATCTCTGATATCCGTTTTTATTTCACGAATATCATCGGTGATGTTTTGAACCTCTACCTGAAGAACTGCTATATCGGTTTCAGTTTTTGGCATTTTAATTGTCCTACTAGTTGCCATAATCATTAAGCGTTACTGATAGTAACGATTGGGTTAGGTTGACCGTTAGCTGCATTAGCAACTGCCGCAGTATTGAATGTAGCAATAACGTCAGGGTTAACATTATATGCAACAACAGTACCATTACCACTTGTATTACCAGAAGCAGTGAAAGTGATACCTGTCATATTAGCCATAGCACCAACTGATGTCCAGTTTGTTGTACCAGCATTATAAATTGTGTAAACAGTACCGGTAACTAAGTTACCAGAGTCAAGTTGTGTTGGAAATACTTCAGAGTTATAGTCATTAATACTTGAAACATATGCTGTTGTTGGGCCAGCATCAGTAGAAAGAATGTTCATTGTGTTTGGCGTCAATGCTGTGTTAGCAACATTAGCTGTAGTACATTGAGCAATTAAACCAGTTGTGCTACCTTGTACCAAATACTTTGTTTTACCCTTTTGACGAACAATGAAGCCTGCTTCATCATTAGCATATACGTATGCCGCATTAGATACGATAACATTTGCGTTAGCTGTTAATACAACACGATTCAGAACTGCATTACCGGTTACACTTGTGTTAGCTGAAAGAGCTAACACTGGACCACTTTGTTGAGTAGATACAGTAAATCCCAATGCATCAGGAATAGTCTTAACAAAATATGTTGCACCTGCAGTCAAGCCACCAAAAGTAGCATCAAATGTGATTGGCAAATCTGTTCTTAGTGTTTGTGCATTAC